TGGCAACGCAAAGCCGGTAAATCTGCATCTGGCGGCCTGAATGACAAAGGACGAGCCAGTGCAAAAGCCGAAGGCATGAATCTAAAACCACCTGAACGTTTAGGACCTTCTTCTAATACTTTGCGCAATTGGGATTTCATAAAGCCCGGTTGCTTTGCTAATTCACGAACCTGTTTTGCCGTTATTTGTTCACGCTCGTAGATGCCCTTGCCGTGGTGAATCGTTTCGCCACACGCTGGATCAGGCCATACGTTGCGAGGATCAACGCGGAATGAAGCGGGTGCCAATTCATCGACTATTTCGATTTGATGAATTTGCTGACCCTGTGCATCGGTGTATGGCTGCCACGCTTTGCGCGTGCGATTAGTAACAATAGGACCTCTAATGACGCCGGTTCCTAGTACAGCTGCGTCATGCAGCATCTTACGCACTTCGCTGTTGTAGTCGCACTCGGTTAGCTGATCTTCAATCTCGCGTTGCATTGCATCAGCTTTTCGCTTGGCAAGATTCATAACCTCACGCGCTATATCTTTCAAACGCATTGGTTGGCCAGATTCATTGGTAACTGGTTGCAAACCTTGTGGCGGCATGGCCATAGCGCCAAGCCCTTGTGGCGGCATACCACCTTGCATTTCCATACCCTGCGGCATACCCTGCGGTGGCATACCCTGCGGTGGCATACCCTGCGGTGGCATACCCTGCGGTGGCATACCCTGCGGTGGCATCATGGCTTGCTGTGACATACCTTCTGGAGCGTCAATTATTTCGCCTTCCATAGGGCCTTGGTTAGTAGCAAAACGCGTGTCCTTCAACATGCTCATCATGGAAGGATTCGGTGTTGGTTGGATACCCCAGTTACGGTCATCGGTAGGTAACAAAATGTCTGCGACTCTGGCCTCTGCAGCATTCGTCTTTTGACGTGTCATGCCAATGAAGACAGTCGAACGATGAGGTCTAGCTCCTTGCGTCGTGACAGGGTAGCCCTGTTCAACGGACGTCATCATTTGGCTGGCTGCCTTGTTGATGTTGTCTTTACCGTTGTACTGATCCTCGTCTTCAATCCAACGCTTATCAACGCCATAGCTGTATCGATCGCGAATCCATTCGTCGCGCTGCTTGCCTAGCTTGTGGCCAAAAGCTTGAAGCCTTTCCTCTTGGCGTTCGCGTTCAGCTTCAGGATCAAACTCTTCTTCCTCAACGATTTCAACGTCAATTTGCTGTGGCTGTAAATCCATCTTAATTCCTTAGTAAACAGTCATTTTAGGTGATGCATTTGCTGATGCTTGCCCCGGCTGTAGTCCGCGCTGGGGTTGCATTTGCAAACCTGATTTCTGTGATGCAACGTTTAATCTGCCGGGCGCCATATCAGCTGCTTCACCTATCCTAGCTGTTTGCACCGACGGTGCAGCAGCTGCTGAACGTGATCGCATTTGGTTGGCAATGATACCAGCGGTGTTGCCGCTTGCCTGCTGAAATTGTGGATTACCTAAAGCTGCTTGCTGATTGGCGCTTTGTTGATTTTGCATCTGGTCTTGCAATGATTGTTGATTCTGCAAAGTAGAATACGACGAGGTAACTCCTTGCGCAACAGGGCTATCGCTAATAGGCATAACGCTCATGGTGCCTGATGGATCGGTGTTTGATCCACTTGGCACGCGAGGCGGGTTTAAGCTGTAAGGATTCATAGCCATATCAATATCCCATCTCGTTATCAAGTATGCCGAATGCCATGACTGGTGCGGCGTTTCGGTTCATACGTATTTTGCTTTCTGATTCTTGCTGAGTCTTCGCGTGACGACGCATCATCATTGCGTAGCGAGTAGCGGATAGCAAGTCATCGGTCATCTTGACGATCATGCCGTCCTTGCGGTGATACAGTCGAAACTCCTCGAACCAGTCTTCCAAATGCGCAAATACTTTTAAGCGGTGTGTCTGCATGCGAGATAACATCTCAGCGACACCGGCTTCAACGCCACTGCTGCCATCCTCAAATGTAGCGCGATCCTTGAGCATGTTCAACCCTTGCGACTTGTATTGCGTTGCAAGCTGTTCGCCTGATCCCTTATCGCGTTGCAAGCCGTCATGCGGCCAAGCTACTGGCACCCAGTCGCCGCGTGCTTTGATGCCGGCAGCGTGGATCACGATTGATTGATCTTTTACTCGGTAGCAGTCAGTCACATAAACAGTATCGCTGTCACGATCCCAAGCCATCCACACGACAGCTGTCGGGTGGTCGATACCGAAGTCCAAGCCGACAATGCGTGGCCAGTGTGGCGGGATTGGAAACGCGGTCACCTTGATTGCGTCTTCGGCTACTGGGAACACACGACCAGAACCTAAAATCGGAATACCCTTTGCACGCGCTTCGCGCTCATGCTCTGGATAGCTGGCAATGATCGAATCGCGCTGTTCTTGGGTGTAATGCTCTGCGTCATCGATTGTCATCGTTGTGACGACTGAGTTCTCAGGCTTTTCAAGCAAGAATCGCTTTACCACTTCGGACATGCCGAGCAATGGCGTAAACGTCACAAAGACTATGCCGCCAGTTGCGTTTGTACGTGTCAAACCTTCAGAATAAATCGGTAGCGGTGGTTCCTCGTCAAACCATACGAAGTCGACCGTATCGGCCTGCCACTTCGTGCGGCCTTGATCATACGAGTTAAATTGAATCACGCTGTCTTCGCCACACACATGGCGAACCACAATGGATGAAACGGCATCAGGCACGCCAGCTTTCATACTGGTATCACGAAGCATCGCATGTGGGATTGCTCCAGTGCCCCACTCTTCCCTGATCTCTGGTGGTCCTAACAATAATCGCTGAACACCCTTCTTGGTTAACTCGCCTGATTCAGAGCCAACCATGCTTCGTGTTGCATAAGGAAACCGTTTACCAGTCCACCAGATAGGGTAGATGCCGGTCGCGTGCATTGCTACTTCAAATGCACCAGCCCATGTCTTGCCAAGCTGATTACCGGCCATGAACAAACGCTCGCGGTAGTCCGCGCCGACTTCGTGGAACTCTCGTTGTTTGGAATAAGGCTTATACGCTGCCAATCTGTTTCGTTTGGCGCGGATATCCTTTAAACGCAAAAGCTCGTAGAGCTCGCGCTTTTCACTGTCGTTTAGCTTAGTTGTGTCAAGGTTAGCTAAATTCATTTCATCACCTTTTGCAGTAAAGCACCGAGGCGCTGATCAAGCTGTTCGCTGGTCAGCTCAAGGCTGCCGGACATCTTGACTTCCACTGCTTTAAGCTTAGGTTGCGTGTAATTCAGAATTTCGGAAAGCATACGAACACGCACGTCAGCATCGAGTTCGTATCGACGTGCCTGTTCGCCTGTGATCGGATCAATAACGGGTTTACCCTCGTCATCCACCAGTGGTCGGCCACGCAGAATGCGTGCAAACTCAATCGCTGGATCGAGCCCTTCCTCGACTAATGCTTCAGATACAGCCATAAGGTTGATCTTCAGCGGGTGCCGAGCGCCAGAGCTTTTGCGCACTGGATGCGTGTTGCCTGTGCGAGGCCCTGCAGCTTCGAGGTCTTGTGGTGAAGCGAGTCGCGGTGCGTCGCCGTTTAGTTCAGCGAGCCTTGCTGCTGATTTTTTAGTTGCCATCTCTGTCCATTGCTTTGCGTACAAGTCCTTTTGAATCGTCGTTGCGTGCGCTGATTGCTTTTGCTTTTGCACGCGCATCGGCCTTGCTATCAGCGCCCCAAGCTTTAAGGCTAAGTGACAAACGCGTGGGTTCGCCATTGGGTTTTTTCTCAGCTCCCGGCATGTTACCCATACGCGCTAAAAACGATGCGCGTCTTGGGTTGTCACCCGCTTTCACAGGTGGTTTTAAGTTCATGCCTTCGGCTTTTGCACTGGCTCGTCCTTTGTCATTCAGGCCGCCAGATGCAGATTTACCGGCTTTGCGTTGCCAAGCTGGCGACTTCATGACGACGTCATCGCTTTCCGGATGATCCCTGTCTTGGCCGTTTTTGCTGACTCCTCAAAATCGGCTTTGGTGGGAGCACCTTTACTGCCTACTTTGCGCATGCGTTCACCCGAGCCTGCAGCAATACGTTTGCGTTTAGCTTGAATATTTGCGTACAGACCGGGCTTTGCCATGCTTACACCATGCCGGGGATTTCACCACCTTGAAAGCCGGGCACGTTCTTCTTCATGCCGCCTTTGTAAGCTGGTTGGGTTGTGTTTGTACCGGGCATTGGCACGCTCACTTTGTTTGGCAATTCGCCTTTACCTTGGCTTTGGTTGCTGCCAACAGGACCGGGGATTGGTGCGCCATCTTTCATGCTGTTAGCTGCACGCATGGTGTTACGGCTTTTTTCAGTTGCGTAGTCTTGCATCATAATTTTCTCCTAGGGTTAACGCATCATATTTGGATTGGCCGGACGTTTGCCAGCTTCCTCATTCCACATTTCCTCGTAATTATCTGAGGATTCCATGGATTGCTCTTCAGGGCTTTCACCCATGCCTTCAGTCATTATCGATTCAATGAACTGCAAACATTCTTGTGGGCTGTCGCATTCGTACGGTTCACCCATTGGTTGGCCATTCTCTTCAGCAGTGACAAGAATTCTGCCATCGTCATCTACTTCGATCGTGATTGTTTGTGCCATTTTCTTACTCTCCGAATAGTCAAAAAGCCACTACGGAGAGCGGCTTAATTTGGGGGTTTTACGAAAATTTAGGGCGAGTGTGCCCACAAAAATTCTATATTTTCATTTCAACATCGTCAAGCGTTATTTTCCGAAGGCTTTTGTTGTATAAAAACAACAGCTTTTATTGGAGCTTTAACTAAGTGCTTGACATGACCTGTCAATGTCACTATTCTTGGAACTGTAGTAAATGCAGTACCGCGAAGGAATCAGCGGAATACAAGAAGGAAACCAGCCGATTATCTAGTACCTAACGGGAATGTAAAGGCAAGACCGCTAAGACTCAGTCCCCAAGACTGCCGAGTGCGAAGGAAAACGAAAGGCCAGCGTGCTGATCTTTCGCGGCGTAACAGGCTGCCGACAAATGCCTGAACCAATGGAGGTTGTTATGGAAATTATCATTCGCGCCAAAGACGTATATGGCGAACGTAAATACTACCCTGTCTGTGAGACAGCAAAACTGTTTGCAAAGATAGCGAACACAAAAACGTTGACGGTGGCAGTACTCGGCACCATCAAAACCATGGGTTACAAGTTAACCGTTGAAGTTACTGATTGGGAGGTCGCATGATTACAAACTGTTCACCAGCTGTACGGATTGTTAGCTTAGGCAATCCTTTTAAAAACCCTAACGACTTGGTCGTCGAAACGTTAGTTGACGGCGAATGGAAATTCTATCGGGGTTTTAACACTTTTTCGAACGACTACGCGTACACATCGGCGCGCGAAGCTGCTCGTGAAGCAATGACACTTTTTAAATAATCGGAGGTTATATGACTTGGGTTTTAGATGGCCAAAAAGTTAAAGCCGTTTATCTTGGCGTGCTTGTTAAAGGCGTAGTGCAATCCAGTCGCGTGAAATATGGCGGCAAAGTGCAGTATGAGGTTTTGCTGGATGAACCTCTGCAGTTTCCTTGGCGCACTGATTTGACTGAGTCAGTGCTAGTTGATGTAACTTTAAACAATAGTGAAGAATATATTTTGGAGGTTATATGAGTACAGATATGCAAATGTATGGCGTTGAAGACATCAACGTGTTTTTTGAACAGACAAAAGAAAGCTGCACATACCAGCTTGTTGGCGGTTTTATGGTTGTGGCTGGCTTGATGTCTGACGCTCAGGAATGCATGGCGTTTGGCGATGTTGAACAAGCTAGGCAGTTTTTAAATCTTGCCAAGTACTTGCAATTCAAAATCGCTGCTGGCGAATTAAAGTTTGCTAGAGAAATAGAAACCGCAACCTACTGATGAGACTGGGTGGTACCAGTCGAAACCGTCTTCGGACGGTCTAGGAAACCGTGCTGCTCGGTTAGCAGTTTTTACCTTTTTAGGAGATTTACTATGTCACACGAACTTACTACTCACGCTGATGGTCGCGTCGAATTTGCTTATCTGGCTTCTGACGGTACGCCATGGCACGGTTTAGGCCAAGCCTTGGCGGACGGCACCGATCTGGATTCTTGGCGTGTTGCTGCTGGTATGGACTGGGCAATCCAGCGTAGCGAAATTCGTTATGCAGTTTCTCGCGATGCCACAGCGGACAGCTTGATCAAATTACCTGATCAGCATGTGCTGTTTCGTAGTGATACGAAGGACGCGCTCGGCGTTGTATCAAAGCGTTACCAAGTTGTGCAGCCGGGTGAAGTGCTCGAGTTCTTCAGAGACATCGCTAAAGCTGGTGGCTTGGAATTGTCTGCAGCTGGCACGATTTACGGCGGCAAACGTTTTTGGGCAACAGCAAAAATCGGTGAGGCATCGCCGGTTGGTTTGCAAGACAACATCGGCGGTTATCTGTTACTCAGCACTAGTGCTGACGGCAGCTTGGCCACTGAGGTTCGTCGTACGACAGTACGTACGGTTTGCAAGAACACTCTTGCGATGGCGGTTGCTGATGCTCCGGCTTCAGTAAAAGTCAGTCACCGTTCGGTCTTCAAGCCTGAACAGGTTAAAGAGTTCATGGGCTTGAATACAGCTGCTTGGGATGCCTTCCGCGTCAATATCGTCAAGCTTGCGAACATCGACGTTCACGAACAAGACGCCGGCGATTTTGTTGCTGGTCTTTTGGGTGGCGGTGAAAAAGTTAGAGAGTCTGCAGGGTTTGTAAAGATTCTCGACTTGTTCAACGGCAGCGGCATGGGTGCAACGAACGACGGTGTGTTCGGTACAGCATGGGGCTTGCTCAATGCCGTAACTGAGTACGCTGATCACCACGTTCGTGCTCGTACTGATCAGAATCGTTTCGTGTCATCCCAGTGGGGTGCCGGTGCTGATCTGAAGCAGAAGGCTCTGGTCAACTTGTTGGCCGCCTGATCGTAGCGTGCAGGGCATCTACGGGTGCCCTGTGCAGTGCGATTAGCTTTACTTGATAGTTTATGTCATGTATAGTTATGTTTGCAGTACCGAGTCAACCGGATGTTGGCATATCTTTTAGGAGTATCACCATGAAAGCATCAAACCTTGAAGTGCTCGGCGGTATCGTCGACAAACTCGCTCAGGTTAAAGCGCAACTGGCCGACCTGAAAAAAGAAGAGACTGCTTTAAAGCAGCAACTGATCGACAGCGGTGTCGCTGCGATTGACGGTACGTATTATAGAGCTGCTATCTCTGAAGTCTCAGGTAAAGCAGCGATTGACTGGAAGTCGATTGCTGAGAAGTTTAGTCCATCGAGACAGCTGGTAACGGCTAACACGTTCTACGGTGATGATTATTTTGTAGTCAGAGTATCGGCAAGGAAGACATCATGAACTACATCAAATTGCTTGAAGCAGAAAACCTAGCCAAAGCCGAAAGGCTTTTGGTTCGTGCTGAACGTGTTCAAGAATTCCGCGAACACTTGTTCTCGTCAAAATTTAATCCTGTTCAATCTGACGGAAGTCGCGGTGATTGGATTGCGGTTAATGATGTTTTTCGTTGGTTGCAATATATCGATAACACTGATCAACCTTATGTTTATTAGGAGATGGCCATGATTGATTTTGAGTTGTTAGAAGCGGTTGAGGGCGATGTTGATCTTGATCGGTTTGAGTATTACAGCGTGCTGCAGGCCGCCATCAACAACGGTTTCGCTTGGCGGTTGCAAGGTGGGTATGGCAGAGAACTAATGGCTGCCATCAACAACGGCTACTGCATGCTTGGTGAAAACGCTTACACCGATTATTACGGCAACGTAATACCTGCTCGCGATGATGTAAAGCCCGGCACCAAAGGTAGCTGGGACTACGTAGCCAATGCACGAGGTGAAATGTGGGCAAATACAATCGGCTAGAGTACGGTTGGCTTGATGACGAAGGCCTAGTTTGCTGCTGGCGGAGCTATCCGCCGGCCAGCAACAGGCCTTTTATTACACGTAAAGTGTTAAAAAAACCTGCGCCTACAGTTGAAGTTTACGGCGAAGCGTTGTGGTAATTTTTAAGGAGTGTTTATGTACGACGATGATGATGAACAAGAAAAAGGCGGTGCTCGCCGTTTACGCATCAATGGTGATGGCTGTATTGTTGAACTCGATGTTTTTCTTTTAAAGACTAAACCAAAAATTGTGGTCAAGCTTCAAACGTACGAAGGCGTACTCAATCGCAAAATGGCTTACGTGATTGTGCGTGGCGTAGAGATGCTGGCTGACATTATCACCGGCACCCTTTACGATAAAAAAACTGGCCGCTGCAATAGTCCTAACTTATATATTTTAAATCTGGAGAAAATAAAATGACCATCACTATCCAACCGACACCGGATTATCTGCTTCACTTCACTGTTAAACCAGCTGGTGAAGATTACAATTTAAAAATTGAATCGCAATGGTGGGGCGCACGCGAAAGAAACAACCTGCAAACGAAGTTCGACGTTATATTGCCGGACTATGAATTAAAACAGCTGGCTCTTGCAATTGAAGAAGGGATTAAAAAATGAAGCCGGTCATTCGATACGGTTTGCTATCGTTCGACGGTAAAGTGATCTACTGGACGTGGGAACGTCCGGAGTCACCTAGTCGTTTTATAACTGAAAGAATTTTTATATTACCCAAAGGATTCAAATGAAAGAGTTAACCCTTAACCAATTTATTAATGCGCTGGGGTGGACGCCTGCAATGCAAGACAAGCTTCTCGCTTTTACTGATCGGGACGACATCAAATATTTAGTTGCATGGCAAAACGCTGGTAAGTTATCAGCTTCTGCTTTTACTGATACACCTGATGAATGGCCTGAGAATGCAATTGCTATCTGGAAGAAATTTAAAACAGTTGAATCACCAATAAACGAACCGCTCTCGTCATCTAAAACAATGCAAGCTTTAGGTTTGGTTGATCAAGGATTGTCACGATACGCAGCTGCCAAGCAAGTAGGAATTAGCGAATCAGCTGTGCACCGTGCTTTCCATCGGCGTAAAGACAAACCAATCTGCCCTTGCTGCAATCAGGTAGTGCCGGAAGCTTTTAGTATTAACCGTTCTATTCTGAAAGATCAGCTCTCGGGTTGAGTTTACGAAGTATTGAAACAGCTATCTCACGTTCTAATCTATTGATCGTTTCAAGCAACCAGTGTGCTGAGTCATCGCCTTCAAATTTGACTCGGCCACTGCCTCCACAATGAGTACAGGCGTTGTCGCTTAGCATAGGCGTGCCGGTTACAACACTGTACCCTCTTCCACCGCAAGGACGGCATCTGTCGTCCATCCAATGCGCTATCACTCGATGTGTGCGACGTACGTTGCCACCGTCAAATTCTTTTTTCTCCAGCAGCTCAAGTGCGCCTTCTAACAAAGAACTTAATTCCCTTGTATCGTCGCAATATTTAAAACGCCATAAGGCCAATCCAAGTGAATGGTGCACGCCTGCCATACCGCACGCTCTGACTATGTCAACGTCGCCTATCTGATGTGATGGCTTTTCCTGCAAATTAGAAGACAATTGTGCCGTCGATATTTTTTCATTTAAACTCATTTTTTTCTTTCCTCAATACTGTAAAACCAATCGTCGCCTGCTGACCACTTGCGTGTTCCGTCTACCGTCCAGAAGTTTTGTGCTGCCTGAAAATCTGGAAACTTTGTTTCACTAGGTATCAGGCTTTGGTCGTACCACAAGCACCTGTTATTTGGCTGACATGCAAACTGACCGTTATCAAGTCGAATGAAGTTAAAACTTTTGTGCTCTTCGGCTTGCTCAGTAAAACCAGTATCAACTCCCATTTCGTCAGCACAAAAATCTACGGTGAACATGTACTGCCCAAAGTGCCACTCTTTATCTTTACCGAGAAACTTAACTCCGAGATTACGTAAACCAATTTTTTCAACAATCGTAAAACGATAGCCCATGCAATCCCATAACTGCAAGATGTCAATAGGAAGTTTGCCGGTGTAGTCTTCTTGCCAAACGTAAGCGTGGATAGGCAGCTTGTCATACAAAGCCCCGTACGCAGGCAGTAGTGATTCAATACGGAACACTTGCCCACGTAAAGCTTTCAAGCTTACCCAAATAGCCGGCTCTAATTCATTGTGGCCTTTGTGATCGTTGTACAAGAACTCGCGCTTAACAAAGCATTTAACGGGCGGAAGTGAGGCTACGATGTAACTCATTAATACAGTTCCTTTTTAATTTAATAAGTATTAAAATGCCAATTTAATAGAATTGAAACATATCTAAACTATTATCAATACTATATGGCTTCTAAGAAAAAAATACCTGATGATTGCATGCCTGCTTGCAGGTCTTGTTGTTTTTTTGTGGCAGATACTAAATCTGATTACGGGGAATGCCGGCGTTATCCGCCAATGATAATGCAAGAAGACACCGGTTGTACATTCAGTTTTGCCATGACCTCTTTTAATGATTGGTGTGGTGAATATCAAAGGAGAACAAACTAATGCCGGCAAAGATATGTAGTGATCAAGAATTTATATCGTTGTGGACTAGAAATCCATCTATAGCTGAAGTATCTAAAATATTGGGATGCCACGTAAGAACAGCAAATTCAAAACGAAGAAGTATTGAAAATAGACTAGGCATAATATTAAAGTCTGCTGATATTAGAAGTCCGGACTTCAATATAACGCTACCTCAAAATGGCGTTCGCACTACGGTTAACATGCCTGATGGCACTATTATTGTTGGCAGCGATTGTCACTACTGGCCTGACGACATAGCAACAGCACATCGCGCATTTGTCCATGTGGTTGATCGCCTCAAGCCTAACATTGTTGTGATGGCAGGCGACGTATTTGATGGTGCTAGTATTTCACGCCACCCATCTAATGGTTATGAAGTACGCCCGACAGTTAAACAAGAATTAGATGCTTGCCAAGATAGATTAAGCGAAATAGAAGCAGTCGCAGGTAACGCTAAGCTTCTTTGGACCTACGGAAATCACGATATAAGATTCTCGGCCAGAATCTCGAATCAAGTTGGTGATGCTTACAAAGATGTCATGGGTTTTAATTTACCAGATCACTTCCCGCGTTGGAAATTCTCCACGTCAATAATGGTAAACAACAATACGCAGATTAAGCACCGGAATTTTAACGGAATTCACGCGGCGTATAACGCAACTTTGAAATCGGGGATGTCCGTTTGCAATGGGCACTTGCACTCCCTAAAGGTTACGCCTTGGACCGATTTGACAGGCACTCGGTACGGCATCGATTGCGGATCGCTGGCCAATGTTTGGGGACAACAATTCGGTTATACGGAGGACTCAAGTCGCAACCATAGGTCAGGTTTTGCAGTCCTTACTTACCATAATGGCAAGCTTATGCCGCCGGAACTCTGCGAAGTAATCGATGAAGATGCAGGATTGGCATTTTTCCGTGGAAAGATTATTAAAGTTTAAAAATCTGTAGGAAATTTGTCATATTCTGGTGTTAAATTAAAAGGGCAGCCGGCTGGTTGTAACCCTTTTTGGAGATTTAAAAATGTCAGACACCTTGATTGCCTCAGCAGAATCTGGTTTTGGTTTTGAAATGTACGCAGACGACGACAGCGTAATCATCACTCAAGACGACGCAACAGTAATGCTTTCTTATGACGAAGCTTATACCGTTTACGCAGCACTAGCAGAAATCTTCGCTGAATACGAAGAAGACGACGAAGACGGTGAGTACTACGAATTTGCAGAAGAGTAATTCGATAGGGGACTAAGCTCCCCTATTTTTTCGCTTTCTCCACAATGATTTTTTTGTACGTATAGCTTCACCTATTACTCTAGCTGTCTCGCTCGTTCCGTCAGGCATGCCGTAAGCATCGCAAATTTTTCCGCACTCTTCGCGCACGTAAGCCTCAACCCAAAAACCAAAATCAGATAACATCACCTGAGCTTGCCAAGGTCTTCCTGATCTCATTCTTATTTCTAAAAATTCATCAACTAAAGATTCCATTTGTTTTTCAGTCATTGATTTTCTCCTATCGATTTCTTACGCCAGTGTATTCAGTTGCTTTGACTCGCTTCACACTAAAAGCAAATCGCCAAATACTTTTGCAATCTACTGAGTCGATGAGTTCTACCTGTCTCCAGTGGCACAATCCCCATGTTGCAATTTGATCGATGATTGTTTCTTCACTTGGATTTGGTTCACCAAAATAACTAATTAAATGTGTTTGTGTAATGCCGTTCAATATATTCACGTAAGGCTTTGGCATAGTAACAAACAGAATGCCGTCTTCAATTAACAGATAGAGATCAGGAAACAGTCTTGTTGGAAAACCGTAAGGATCAATATCAACGACAGTAAATTTTTTCTTATCAGCAATCATGCGATGGAAAAGTAAAAAGCTATCTCCGGTCTTTTGATATTTTTTATCGCACGCTGTTACTTCGCCATACTTCTCGTATATCTTTGTAAGATTACCTTGCCCTGAAAAAAGTTCTAATATCTTGTGACCTTTTTGCGCGTTCAAATTATTCATTACAAATTCTATCTGTGCAATCTTTTGATCAGGATGATGTACCTCTGCGCTATTCTCAGATTGTTTTTTTCTAACTACATCATGCCTTATAGCTCTGTATGTTTTTTCTTTATCAGTCATTTTCCGCACATTCTTTTTCTAGCTGCTTCTAAATCAGATTGGAATAACCATTGTATGCAAGCTTGATCTACTTGTTTATCGGTTAGTGAATCAGCACCCGCTTTGTATCCGCGTGCGTAAGCAGCATCCATGCTCTCTTTCAATCCAGACGCAACGCCTATGATTATTAAACTAACCCCAAAAAGAAACCATACCTTATCCATTGCTTTCCTCCTTTTTACTATTCAAGTATCTATTCATAGATTCATTCACTGCCTCAACTAAAACAGCGTCCAGCAGCTGCTGCTGACCCGCCCCCTTCAACGACAACACTTTTATAATCTTTTCATCGATCGTGTTCTTCGCCACGATATGGTGAATCGTTACTTCGTTTTTCTGACCGCTACGATGCAGCCTTGCATTGGCCTGCTCGTATTGGTCAAGACTAAAAGGTAATGCGAACCACACACCCACGTTGCCGCCTACCTGTAAACCATCAACACCATGTCCGCCTGAATTCGGATGCATCAATAACAGCTTCACCTTGCCTGCCATCCACGCATTCATGCTTGGCTCTCCATCAAACAACACTGCCCCGGGGAACCGGTCAATGATCCTTGCCTTGTCGTGCTGGTATTCATAGAAACAAATTACTGGCTCACCTTGATCGACAATCTCTTCCAATGCATCAAGCTTTGCGTCGTGTATCCAATGCGGATACTTTTGGTCATCGTAAACTGCGCCGTTTGCCATCTGTCTTAACTTGCCTGCAAGCACTGCAGCATTCGGTGCACTCACAGAACCGGAAACAAAAGTCTGCTCCATCTCAAGGTATTGCTTCATGTCAAAGTCAACCTCGATATTGTTGTCGATACGATCTGGCAATTCAACTCCGCTTTCTACAGAAAGCATGATGTCATCGACAGCTTGGTATATCAACTTGTCCGCTCCCTGCTTTAGGCGCCATGAATAAATAATGTTTCCGTTTCTTTTGTCCGGCACAAAGTATCTTTCCCTGTAAGCAGTCAACCTTTTACCTAACCTCTGCCCCTCGTCCAGCATGGTCACTTGAGGCCACAGCTCAAGTAAACTATTTGGTGACGGTGTACCGGTTAGCAGATAAAGCTTACTAATGTTTTGCCTAACCTTCATCAAGTGCTTCCAGCTCTCACTGTTTCTATCTTTGAAACCTTTGTTCTCGTCCACGATCACA